GCGGGACAAGCCACCAATGGTGTGGATAAGCCCCAGACCATAGAAGCCAAAGCCCTGCAAGAACTTGTAATGCACAAAATACTTGATCTTGCGCTTCTGCTCGTCGTCCTCACGGTAATTCCGCCGGATCGACAGAATCTGGCCGTTGTCCTGGGACAACGTGACCACATAAGGCACCTTGATGCCCGTCGGCTCGCCATCCTCGTCAAGGTCTTCGTAACCCTCAAGGTCCAAATCAACGTGGCACTCAAGGATCGTGCAATCATAGTCGATGTTGCTGGGCTCCAACCCATCAATCCGATCCATGATTCCATCAATTTCGTTGGCGTCCCGCTGCCCAGGAAGCACCTCAATGTCGCGATAAAACCCAGACACCTGCCGCTTGCGCAAATCATTCAAAGACATGCGCACAATCTGGGTGATGTTCGGGCAAGTCTCTAAATCCGACGTCTCGTAAGGGACAATGAGGTTTTCAGCAGGGACAAACTTCGACACCGCACGGCCCAGGGACTCGTCGTAGTAAACCTTTTTGAAGGTCGAGCCCGCCAGCGGCAGATAAAACAGCATCTGATCCATGTCAGGAGTGTAGTCCTCCATGACATTGGTCAGATAGTAATTCATGAACTGAGACACGCGCCGGGACTGAGCCACCTTCTCCGGCGTCTCATCCCCCATGACCACGGTCCGCACAGGGCCCCCAGGCGGCAAAAGCTCATTAAACGCCTGCGCCTGAAACTGGGTGGCGGCTTCCGCCAATAATGGGTGAGTTACGCCACTCGCACCACGGAACGGCTGAGTACGCTCCTCATAGGTGAAGCCCAGAAGCTCCAGCCCGTCAGCATACGCATCTTCCCACTCCTGCCGCGACGCCTTGTTCGAGTCAAACTCGCCCAAAAGCTCCGAAGCAATCCGCCCAAGCTCTCGCTCCGGCATTTCTTCAGCCAAGTTGGCGTAGAAGTCTTCGTCCTCGCCCCGGCGGTCAGAAGGCTCAAAATCCACCTCCACACCACCATCCTCGGTCGGCGAAATCTCAATCTCCCCCACCCCCTCAGCCGCCATCAAAGCATAAACATTGTCCTGACTACCCGGCAGCTCAATCTCAAGCTCGTCAGAAAGGTCTTGCTCATCAAGCTGCGACGGCACATTCCGGTCCATCAGACCGCCCATGCCTCGCGGATATTCAGATTCAGCCATCTTGTCTGTCCTCTAGGGCCGTGGGCCGCGGATAGTCCATCATAATCCTATTTGTTCTCATTGCGAGCCTGGGACGCGAGATAAGCCGCGCCGATACCGGCAGCCGCCGGAGACGCCAAAAGGTTCGCAGAACCCCTCTGGTCAGGATCAAAAGCCGCCTGAGGCAATCTGACGGTGCTTGGGTCAAACACCGAGTATATTTCAGCGTCGCTCATGTCAGAAAGCAGCGCACGGCGAAGCTCGCGATCCCTACCGGCCATCATTTCCGCGGCACTGCTAGCCGCCTTGTAATTTGGGCCGATGTCCGTGATGTCTTGAAAAGTTACGCCGGGGAAGCCCCTTGCTCTTAACTCGCGAGCTATTTCGTTTGTGCTTCCGCTAATCCGTTCTAAATCGGGCTGGCCAGGAACGTCTAAGTAGCCGTCAATTTCGTTCCAATTTCGACCGCCCCCGAGCACCACCGGGTATTCTTCGTCTCTCATGAGAAACCTATACATGGCCCCGCCTTTTTCTATGTCGGGGGGCACGTATGTATTACCCAAAACGGGAGTATTAGTCATAAAGCTGCCGGAGTATGCACGTTCAAAACGACCCGCGTCCGGGTCAATAGCCTCCGCACTGGCTAGCTCAGGAGAGCCCGCATGGAAAGCTTCCTGTCGATAGCCCTGCTCCCGCGCCCGCGCCATGCGGCTAGCCTCGTCCATAGGCAAATCACCCAGGGCAATCTTCGCCGCCGTAGGCTCGGGATACCCAAGCTCAAGAAGGGTCCGGTAAAGCCCCTCAACCTCCTCCGCAGGAAGCTGCTTGGCAGAAGCAAGCTGGAGCGCCCGCTGGAGGGCTCGGGGCCCCTTCAGAGCAGCAGCCGCAGCGGGCCCCACAACAGGAACCGCCATGGCCGCATCACCCAAAACACCTAAGCCCTGAAGCGCCGCGGTGCCATAATTGCCTTCTTCGATGTTCTCTTTGAGGCTCGCGGCCCGCGGGCCGGAAAGCATTTCCGCGACCGTCATGTCAGAAGTAGGGAATTCAGGGGCCTCGCCAGAAGCTTCCAGGGCCCCTGCGCCAGGAGCAAAGCTGGCCGCAAGATACGCAAGCTGTGCTTCGGTCAGGAAAGAATCAATATCCGGGCGCTGACGGCGGGCCATCTGGCCACCGCCGGTAACACGCTGAACCTCGTCCGCCATCGGCAAAGAGGCAATACCCTGAGCTTCTTGTGCCATGCCGGCCTCGCATGGGGTCAGTAATAGACTGGAATCCTAACAGAGCTATCCTCATCCTCCCAGTCGTCCGTCGGCAACTGCACAAAGTTGCCCTGGCGATAGCGCATGAGCGCCTGCGTCATGCTATCAACCAAGTCATCATGCTCGCCATTCGGAAAAGCCGCAACTTCCTCAATCAACTCGTCCGCAAAGGTCGTATCGGGGGCCCAGACCATCCCGGCTTCCAAAAGCGGCGAAATCGCATGGACCCGACTCACCTTGTCATTCCCACGGCTCGGAGTGAAATTCACCACAGGAATACCCACCTGACGCAATTCATGGGTCAGAGGCATACCAGAAGCCTTCGCTTCCACAATTACCGTATCGGGCTCCCAATACTTGTACTCGTCAAAGGCAATCGCCTTCAACTCAGGGAAATCCCACCGCCCCTTCTTGCTGTCCAACAGGATAAGGTTCGGGGGGCCCCCCTCCTGCGGATAAAACACACCCCAGGTCGTGATGGCAGAGAAGTCAGAAGTCTCCCGCTTACTGAACGCCGTGTCGTAAGACTGGATCACATACTGCAACTGCGGAATCTTGTCCTTCTCCCAGCGCTTCCACCACTCCCGCTTGATAATGGCGTTCTCTTCACCGGTCGGGTTCTGCTGATACTGCGCATTCCACTTGCTTGGCGGGATTGATGCGCGGACCGCGGTCAGGTCTTCAATGCTCCAGAACTCCGGCCAGCACGGCGTCCCATCATCAAAAATGGCCGGAAGCTCCACCACCTCCCACTGGTCCGCCAGAGGGTCTTTAGCCTGCGCCCTCAGAAGCTGACCGGTTAAGTCCTTCTCCGACCACCGGGTCTGGACCAAAACAATCGCCCCACCCGGCTGCAAACGCTGCCGGGGGCCCCCGGTGTACCAGTCATAGGCATACTCAAACCCGTTCGCAGACATCGCCGTCTGCTCCGAGTGCGGGTCGTCAATGATACAGAGGTCCGCACCACGGCCCGCGAGGTTCGAGCCAACGCCCACGGCGTAGTACATGCCCCCAGCAGCCGTGTCCCAGCGACCAGAAGCCTTGCTGTCCGCCGAGAGCTTCACCTCGGGGAAGACCTCCTTGTACTCGTCCGCGTCCAGAAGGTTCTTCGTCTTTCGACCAAAGTTGACCGCCAGCTCGGTCGTGTGCGTCGCTTGGATGATCTTCATCTTCGAGTTGCGGCCCATCATCCAGGCCGGGAACAGGTAACTGGCGAACTCGGACTTCGTATGGCGGGGCGCCATGTTGATGATCAGACGTTTAAGCTCGCCCCGCGCTACGCGCTCAAGCTTCTCCGCAATGATGTAATGGTGTCGCCCGGCAATGAACTCGGGCCACATAGCTTTGACGAAATCCAAAAAATTTTCTTGGCACCGCTCGTTCCTCTCCAACTGCGCAAGGCGCAACTGAAGCTTCAGAACTGTCTCGTCGTTGGCGTCGATCCGCATGAATCCTCCGGGGGCCCCTGGCGCAATCTATGGCAGAAAGTCGCATAGGTCAAGGAGGCCAAATTCGGGGCCTTCTTAGCACCTTTTGGCATAAGTAACGCGAATTGTTTGAGACGCCGTTATTCAATCCGCGAATAACCTGTATGGATATACATACTCATACCGTTTTTCTGCTGAATATTTGTCAAAAACATGGACCTTGCCCTCGTCCCCCCGCGCGGGGGGCCGCGACGCCCGAGCTTTGGGTTAGTGAGCGCTCACTTCGGCGGATGACCCGATAGGCCGGGGCCCCTGGACCTCGTTAGTTGCAAAATGCAATAGAGACCAGGCGGCGTGGACCAGGGACCAGGGGCGCGGCGCGCGGTCCTGGGCGCGTTATTTGAGGGCCTTAATATGCGTTTAAATGCGCTTATATATTAAACGCGCTGGCGCTTACATATTAAGCGCGCTGGCGCTTAATTATTAAAGGCCCGGGGTTTACATATTTAAAGCGCGGCCCACGGCCCACGGGGCGCGGACCACGGCCCACGGCCCGGGGCGCTGGCGATAGGCTGCGCCTATCAAAGCGCGGCCCTGGGGGCGCGATCGGGGCGCCGATCGGACAGGAAAGCGGCCCTGGGGCATAGGCAAAAGCTATTCGGTACGTTTTACGGGGGCAAAGGGGCGCGGCCCGGGGCAGGTTTAACTAAATAAATGAAGAATGCTCGAGGGGGCATACCAGGACAACATTAACAACTGGCGCTCGAGCGCGGCGGCGGCCGCCAGGACAAAACGCCAGGACAAAACGCCAGGACAAAAAAAGGGGCGCTTAGCGCCCCTGGTCAGTAGATCGGGAAGGGTTAGGCGAGCGCCATGGCGGCCAGGACAAAACAAAACCAAAGCCAGAGCGCGGCGGCCAGGACATTACGCGCCATGATCATCACCACGCCCCCATGCTTTCGAGCGCGGCGCGATCGCGGTCTAGCATTGCGACCAGGGCGCGGCGCTTATGAGTCAGACCTTCGCACCAAGCGTCGATTTCATTAAACAGAGCGCGGCTTTCCGGGCCGAAAAACATCATATGCCCCAGCCCCATTTTATAGGGGTTGGCGTTAGCCGTTAGCGCTTGCCACGCGGCGGCGGCGGGCGTCCCCATGCGCGGACATTGCGCCTTTAGCCGGCCCTTATTTGCGCCCCGGCTTACCAGGGCGCCCCGGATGGCATCGCGCGCGGCGGCGCTAAGTTTCGTATTTTCCATTTTTTAATGCTCCCAATTGAGCCGGCCCCGTGCCGGCATAGGGTTAATCCTATGCGCATAGGCGCATAGGCGCAAGGCACAAAAAAGGGCGCCCCGAAGGGCGCCCCTGGTAGATCGGGAAGGAAAACTAGGCGGCGGCGATCAAGCGCGAAGCGTCCACGATAAAGGCGCTCTCGCTTGTCCGGGCGCGGCCCTTTGCCTTGAGGCCCACGATAACGGGGCCCGC